CTAGGAAACTCGCTAACATTCCCATTGACATTCTCTCACCTCCTTGTAATATATTATAACACATAGTCCTATCCTTGTCAACCTTTCTATTGACTTAGTTAAATAAATAATCGTATCCATATTATCCTTGACATTGAACTCCATGTGTGGTATACTAAGAATGGAGAGGACTATATGACAAACAAACCTTTGTTGTTACCTAAGGGCGAGCCTAAAGAAGTCTCCGCAGCTGCTTCACTTATTCCCTACCGTAGAAGCGATGAAAGAGCCAAATATCTTAGCTGGCTTTGTTGCGGATTCAGTGATGAGGAAGCATTATATGTTCTAGGACTCACAATGAGTTGGCTGGAGGATGCTAGGCTAGATAGTAAGTTTACTGACCTAGAAGAACGCTTACCTGAGTTTCGCAAGGAGCTTAGCAGAGAATATGTTGAGCTAGACTTCCAACGCAACTTCAGGATGCTGCTAGAGAAGGACAAAAGGGTAATACGGACATCCTTAGGTATGGAGCAAGTCTGGGATGAAGAGACAGGACAAATGGTGCCTGCAGAGTTGTCATCCTTTGACCAGCAATATCTACTCAGACTCAGAAGTGCCTATACGCCTCAGCAACTACAACTGCTAGAAGTAATAGCAGGAGGTAGCGATGGAGGCTTTAATTTTGCTGAATGGGTTAGTAAGAATCAAGAGATAGTCCAGAAAGGGGTAGTCCAGATTAGTCGTACTGATACTATATCAGTAAGTGGAGGTAAGATTGGCTAGGCGTCCAGTAACAGCTAAGGTTATACGGGCGGCAAGGCGTAACATTCGCCGAGCTCAGTTGAGTCGTATTGGTAGGAGGGAGACAAGGTCTATTGGAAGGTTGACTCGTAGCAGACTTAGATATAGTCGCCCAGTAGCATCTACTGCTAGTAGAACTAGAGTAGGAAGGAGAACAAGATAATGGAATCGGTCTTAGTAGAATCTCTGGTAACTGGCGGACCTGTAGCCATACTGGCTTTTATCATCTTCTGGATGTATAGGAAGGATAGGAAAGACACCGAACATAGAATCCATGATGTCCATGAAGCTCACTCGGAGAGGTTGGAGAGTTTTTTGGAGAAGGACCAGGAGACTCGTGAAGAGAATACTAGAGCCCTAGTAGAACTCACTGATTACCTTAAGATGAAGAATGGGAGGAAATGAGATGGCTAATGCTAGAAGAGCTAGAAAGGCAGCATCTGTAAGAGGTGGGTCAGCTCTGACAAAACACGCTCTTGATGTGCTGAGGCGTAGTGGTATTAAGTATCGTCAGACTGGTAGCGCCTTTAGAACTACTAGAACGACCATCTTAGGCAAGGGCAGGAAACCTCGCTATGTGTTTCCTAAAGCTAGATGGAAGTGGGCACGACTCACTTATTAGGAGGACATTATGGCTAAAGCAGCTAGAGCGAGGAAATCTAGGAGTACTGGTGGTGGCAAAAGGTGGATTCAGAAGGCTATAACTCGTCCTGGTGCCTTTACCCGTAAAGCAAGAGCAGCTGGCATGACTGTTCAGGCTTATGCTAGGAAGATGCGTCACGCTGCTGGTAGGACTGGCAAACAGGCTAGGCTAGCCTTGACACTAAAGAAGATTTCCAAGAGGAGATAATGGCAGTTCAAACCCAAGATGAAGCGCTTAGGACGCTGTTCTCTGACAGGCGACTTACCCTAAGCACACTACTAGAGATTGATGATAAGAATAGGCAGAGGGTGCCTTTCACACCTAACCCTATTCAGGAAGATATTATTCTCAACTCTGGTCTTCGCGATATCTATGTTAAGCCCGCTCAGGTAGGCTTTACCTCTATCATAATCGGTGACTTCTTCATAGATAACATTACTATTGATGGTACTGTATCAGTTATTATTAGCTATGATGAGTTCAGTGCTCAACGCCAAATACTAAAAGCTAAGCGTTTTCATCAGAGTCTACAGAGGAAGATTCCTACCATTCCTAAGCTAGACCATAAATCTGCTACTGAACTAAGCTGGGAGAACAAGGCTACCAATTTCTACTCTACCATGTATATATTCAGTAGCAGAAGTTACACAATCGGTAGAGGTGAAGTCATACATAATCTGCTCCTTGATGAGTATGCTTTCTGGATGGAAGGCACTCATGAGTCTGTTATGGCTTCAGCACTACAAAGAGTTCCGCTTACTGCCAGAACTAAGGTTCGCATAGGTAGCACTGCCAACGGTGAGGAGAATCCTTTCTGTGAGATGTATAAGACCTCTAAGGAAGGGGCAGCAATAGGTGGCTCAGTCTACAGACATCACTTCTATCCCTGGTTCTTACATCCTGAGTATAAGATGTATGCTGATGATATATTCTGTCTGCCAGGAGATGATGTTGACCCTCTACCCAAGATTCAGTCTGATGAAGCTATACTTCTAAGACAGCTGATAGAAACTTACAACCTTAATGAGTTTGAAGCTATGGCTAAGCTCCGCTGGAGGAGATACAAGGTAGCTGAGATGGCTTCCTTGCGTAGAACTGGAGAGACACAGTTTATATTCTCACAGGAGTTTCCTGAGGATGATGAGACTTGCTTCCTAGTAGCAGGCGACCAAGCTTACAATTCTGACATTATAACTGACAAGATTCATAACTGTCTTCCAGCACCTATATCAAAGAACATTGTTGCTGTTGACAGTGTAACTAAGGCTACTCTAACAGCTACATTAGATATCTGGCACGATGTAGAGGAAGGCAAAGGATATGTTATCCCCATAGACCCAGGCAAAGGCAAGATATCTGAATCAGTAGGACAAGTATGGTATTTCCTTGAAGGCTTTACAGATAAGGATGGTAAGGAGATTCCTCCAGTAATGCAACACTGTGCTACTCTAGCAGGCTTCTATGATGAGTGGGAGATGGCAGAGCTTATGAAAGAAGTAGCCCATTACTACAATACTGGAGTTATCTGCCCAGAAGACAATCTAGATATTGTAAGTCATTTGAGAGACTACTCTGACCTGTATTGGCGTGAGGATGTGAGAACTGGTAAGTCCATAAGAGCTATTGGTTGGCAGACTAACATATCAACTAAGCCTTATATGATAACAGAGGTCAGTAGGCATCTAGAAGATATAGATTGTCAGGATATACGATTCTGGTCTCAGTGCAGAAACATTAGAAGGAACAGAATGGTCAAGAGTGGCATACTGGTAGTAGGTGCAGATGACCACCACGACGCGGCTGCTATTGCTATTGTATGCCGTGATGCTATGCCAATAGCTAGAGGCTATGTAGGAAATACTACCGAGGGAGGCTGGGATGATAAGTGGGGACGGTAAGGAGAAGTAAATGAACAGAAATGCAACTGCAGTTATAACTAGAAGTACTCAGCTTAAGACATTCTGGTCACCTCGTGATGATGCTATGAAGCGCTGGTATAGACTCATAGAGATGATTGACGAACTCAAAACAGAGAAGATGGAGTCATTTGTAGGTAACGACCCACGCTCATTGTTTAACTTAGTATTACATCTCCTAGATACTGACATACCTCACAGGGTAAAGGACTATGATTCAGTAGAACCAGAAGTCACTACTGCTGTAGCCTCTGTTAGCCGCTTCTTCCATACTGCCTGGAAGGATGTTCAGACCAACTTCCGCAGAACCAATCCTAGGCAATCTCTACAGCGGACTTCATTAGGCTTTATGTTAGCAACTGGCTGGTATGCTGAGTTTGCTGCAGTAACAGATGATGGTGCTAGATGCTATGCTGAGCCTTGGAATCCTATAGATGTCTATCCTATGTGGGATGCAACTTTGGGACTTAGCGAGGTAGCTCATATCTATCCAGTATCTGCCAATCAAGCTACTAATATGGCTAAGCGGAATGGCTGGAATCTAAGTAATAACTATGCACAGTGGAGAGCATCAGTAGGAAGGAACGTTACTATCTACGACTACTGGTGGGTAGAGATATCTGATGTCTTTCCTTTTGGTAAGGCTATCTGGAACGCCATAGTCATAGATAATGTATTGGTAAAGTTTGAACGTACTCGCTTCAAGCGTATGCCTGTCTATGTAGCTCCAGTTGGTGGACTACCTGATATGGGCAGTCTGACAGAAGGTGTAATTCCTACTTACTCATCTACACTAAAGCTACAAACTCAAGAGGCTAGTACTGAACGCTGGAAAGC